TAAAGGCACTCTTTCATCTTCCATTAGATAGATAGAAGCATGTTTTAAAGCACCATATAGATAAGCATCTGGATATCCTGTGGATATAAAGTTTGTAGTATTAGAACTACTGAGTGCATCTATAGTGCCGTAGTATGTTAATTGTAATGTATAACTTGAGTCAGGAGTAGGTGCTAACTCTAATGAGTTATCTACAATTGCATAATATATTGGTTGACCAGATACATTGTTATTAGCTTTTCTATAAACATCTAATGATTCTATTGATTGTTGAAATAATGGTCTAAAGTCATTTGATGTAATTTCTATGTTTATGGCTTCTAACCAATCAGTTGGTAAGCTCATGTATTGACCATCAGCTGTAGCAGTAGCACGCTTTATCATGTCTTTGTTTCTTAATCTTCTATTAAATTCTGCTTCAGTTGCATCAATAAAAAAATCAAGTTGATCTGTTAAATCTGATCTATTTAAGAAATTAGCTATATTAGTTTTTAATTCATCGTATGTCATACTTTACCTTTCCATGTTCTAAATGGTTTATTATCTGAATGGTTTAACCATTTTTTCCATTGTGCTGAGTCTTGCGCCCATCCTTCTCGGACTGCTCTTTGATATACAACCATTGGTATTTCAGCTACATGCCTAAAATCTTTACCAGGTTTATATTCAGACAAATTTTTAACATAGTCTAAAGTAGGTTGTATGTTTTGTTGTGTGTGATAAACAACCTTGTCATCCTCTGTAGCAAATACAGATTTATAACCTTGCTTATGATCTATTAGTGTTGTCTTGGCCATGTAGAGATTTTAGCACAAAAAAAAGGGATGCCGAAACATCCCTTCAAGGTTATTGACTAAACTTATGATACGTTTAGGTCAGCAACAACACCATGTGCAGCTTCGTTGGATACTTCTAATCCGTACTCAACCACAATCATTTTTGTCTCAGCATCTCCTATTGTAGCAATATCAACAGTTTTAAAGTCTCTTAGGTAAGACACTTTAGCAAACTCTGGATCTACTAATAATAGTGATGTTTCTCTTGATCTGTTTGATGGAACAATTTTTAGTTCACCAAAGTCAGATGAGTAAACAGATACTGAAGCTTCAACTGTGTTTGCATCAACAAACTGTCTAGCTTGAGTTCTACCTGTGAAACCAGAAATAACTTGCTTGTTGTGTGGACCACAAATAGCCATGTTTGGCTCACCGCCATTAGTAAACATAGTTTGTAGAACACCTTTTAGTAAGTCTTCTGTTAAGTCTCTGTCTGTTCCATCTACTGGAGCAGCACCGCCACCAGCACCTGAACCGCCTGAACCTCTTGATACGTTTGATGTAATCCAAGATTCAAAACCACCAGTTTTTCTAGCTGTTGTAGCGTCACCAGTTGTTTTAGCGCCGTTTTGACATAGAGCTTCTTCCATATCTCTTTTTAGTGCTTTAGACATAATAGCAAGCTGATGAGCCATTTCTGATCTTTTACCAGCTGCATCTGAAGCGTCCTGCGAACCTGTTACAGTTGCATCTCTGCTTGAGATCATAGCAACATTACTTACCCTTGTTGTAGCTGTTGAAGCTGATCTTGATAGTTCAAAACCCTCTAATTGTCCAGCTGAACTTGGTGTAGGTAATACTTCTGTTTGCCAATCAAACACTACGTTCTTAATATTTCTTTTTCCAATTGACGACATGAACGGCGTTTGCATTGGAGAGATGTTGTAAATGATATTACTTAGATCTTCTCTGTCAGCTTGTGCTGAATATGTGTCAAAAGCATTAGTGACCTTCGCCATAATATACTCCTATAAAATTAAATTATTTGTTCAAATACTTTAGCTGCATCCTGAATCTTTCCAGTTTTAGCTAATTTTTGTTTTGCTTTCTTCACAGGTGCTGTCGTTTTTGGTCGGTTAGTAGTACCAGGTCTAGCAACTCTAGCTGGTGCTTTTTGTGTTGGTTTTTTCTTTGTGGCTTCAACTGTTTTAGAGTTTAACCAAGCATTTCTTAAACCAAGTAAAGCACGATAATCATAAACCTGTTCAACTTCTTGTTCTGAATATTCCAAGTTGTTGATTGCATAGTCTCGGATAGCCAACTTTTCTTTAGCAGCAATCTCAGGATTCTGCCATTCTGGGATAATTTCAAGAAGTCTTTTATTACCATATTCAACAAACTGCTGAATCTGTTGTTGCTGTTTAACTAGTGCTTCTTGTTGAAGCCTTTGTTGTTCAGCGCTAACAGCTTGTAATTTTTCTTTCTTTTCATCCCAAAGTTGTTTTTCTCTGACGTAGCCTACAGGATCATCACTATATAGATTTTCCCAGTCTGGTTCGTTAGCCAGTTCGCCCTTCAATTGGGCTTCCATCTTCGGTAACAACTGCGAATAAATCGCATCTCTTTGCGCTAACTCTGCTTGCTGCTGCTCAATAGTCTTTCGCTGTTGAGAGAGTTCTTGTGTTTTACGCGTATAATCTTGCTGACGAGAATATCCGTTGACGAGTTCCTCTTGCGTGACTTCTACCTCTTGGCCATCTACCTTTACAGTAAATGTTTGAAGTTGCGGAGCTTCCTCTTCAACATCTGTTTGTTCTTCTTCAACTTCTTCTTCATATTCGTCATCTTCCAATTCATCTGCAATCTGTTGATCTATTTCTTCAACATACTCAGAATCATCTTCAATGACTTCTTCTTCTGCTACTTCTTCTATGACCGCTTCATCAACCTTATCCTCTTCAGGGGTTAAAAAACTTTCAAACATCGAAGTAGTAACTTCGTTATCAGTTTGTAAAGCAGTCGGTTTTCCGTTATTGCTCATATAAATACTCCTTAAATGTATTTAAGAGTATTTTATATCAATAATGTGTAGAAAGGGAAGTATTAACCAATATTTCTAATTTTGTTAATGTTTGCTCTAGTAAGCTTGCCTTTTTCAGCGATAATACGCAGATGTCTCTCAACTTCTGGTAAAAGTAATAATGACCTATGTAAATCTTCTCTAGCTGTAATATCGTTAATGTCTCTTGAGTTTAACCAATGTGTAATGTATTCGTTTTTGAGATTCTCTATAGCTTCTTTAAAAACATCTGATGTTAATAATTGTTCTGCTTGTGCAGCTTTTAATACGTCGTCTTGTGATATTGCCATTATGATACTCTCATAGGTAGTTGTTGATCTATTGAAAATTGACCGCCAGTTGGTTGTTGTAAAGCAGATAAGCTAGACTCTAATTCAGATATTCTTGACAATAAACCAGATATATCAGGTTGTTGTTTTGGTATTCCTGCTAACGCTGCTTGTATATCTTCTTGTGTTGCAAAACCACTTAAGTCTGGCGCTTGATATGTTGGTATATCAATACCAGCAATAGCAGCTTGGTTTGCAGCTATTTGTTGTTGCAATGCTGTCGGATCAAATTGTGGTATGCCACCTATTTGTTGTTGTAAACCGCTGATTTGCTGTTGTATCCCACTTGGGTCAAAACCAGGTCTGCCTTGTAATTCTGCAATCTGCTGTTGCAACCCAGTAGGATCGAACATGGGTATTTCCCTACTTTGCAATGTGCTTATTTGTTCTTGTAAAGCAGTTGGATCAAACATAGGTATATTACCTATGGATTGTTGTAAACCACTAATCTGTTCTTGTATTCCGCTTGGATCAAATCCAGGTCTTTGTTGCAGAGCTGTAATCTGTTCTTGCAAAGTTGATGGATCGAATCCAGGTCTTTGTTGTAGTGCGCTTATTTGTTCTTGTATACCACTCGGATCAAACTGAGGTATTGAACCTATCTGTTGCTCAAGACTACCAATTTGTTGTTGTAGTCCAGTGGGATCAAACTGAGGTCTAGTTTGTAGTTGATTTATGTCTTGTTGTATAGACATAAAATCATCTCTAGTTGGTACTTGTTGTTCTAATATACCAAGTCTTTGTTGTAAGGTTGAAGGATCAAATGGTGTTATCTGTCCAATATTTTCTTGTAAACCAGCTATCTGTTGTTGCAATCCTGTTGGGTCGAACTGTGGTATTTCTCTTGCAGATAATTCAGCTATATCTTGCTGTATTGACATAAAATCATCTCTTGATGGAACTTGCTGTTGCAATAAACCTATTTGTTCTTGCAAGCCAGAAGGATCGAAGCCTGGTCTTTGTTGTAATGCAGTAATTTGCTCTTGTATTGCACTAGGGTCAAAGCCTGGTCTTTGTTGTAAAGACGTGATTTGTTCCTGTAAACCTGATGGATCAAATACAGGAATCTGTTGTGATTCCAATGCGCCTAATCTTGTTTGTAAACCTGTTGGATCAAAGGTTGGCACTTGTCCTAGAATGTCTGCTTTTAAAGCTTCAGGATCTATTTGTGGTATACCAAGTAAACCTTGCAAACCTGTTCTTACTTCTTCAGGTATTTGTATTTGTGAAAAATCCATACCAGATAAATCTATTTGTGGTAATTGTGCTGGCACTTGTTGTCTATCAACAGGTATGGTTACTCCACCAATACCTGTGCCTAAGAAACCAGGATCATCAGGTACTT